CAAAGATGATGCAGGAGAAGATCAATCGTTTGATCGAGAAACACAATCTTTGATGAAAGGAGGACGATATGGCAAAGAAAGATGTTGATGTACGCTTTAATCTAATCGATAACTTTACGTCCTCCTTTAATAAAACGATTGGAACACTAACGGCCGGAACAAAAAAGGCACAGAATGCCTGGAAGAGTGTAGAAAAGGTCGGGGAAGGAATTACCGGCGTCGGAACGAAGATGACAGCAGCTGTTACGGCACCGCTTGTTGGGCTGGGCGTTGCGTCGGCGTCAGAATTTGGTGAGGTTGATAAATCCCTGAAATTAGTACAACAGACGATGGGATCTACAGACGCAGAGGCAAAGGTCCTGGAAGGTTCCATTAAATCAGCAGCGTCAAATTCCGTGTACGGCATGCAGGATGCCGCTGATGCGGCCCTGAATTATGCAAGGCAGGGATTCAAAGCCGCAGAAGCTGCAGATATGATCGCACCGGCAATGGATCTTGCAGCCGGAACTGCGACAGATCTGTCTATTGTAACTGGCGGCGTTGGAAATGCTCTAAAAATCTTTTCAGACCAGGAATTAAAAGCGAATGATGCGACCAATATGCTTGCAAAAGCGCAGGCACAGGCGAATACGACGGTGCAGGATCTGTTTGATGCCATGTCGACGGCCGGTCCGATGCTGGATTCTGTCGGCTGGTCATTTAAAGATCTGGCAGTTGTCACAGACGTTTTCGGCGATGCCGGAATTTCTGGATCAGAAGGTGCCACAGCACTAAAAACAGGACTTGCAAGACTGGCATCACCGGCGGCAGATGGCAGAGCTGCCATGAAGGAACTGGGACTCAGTTTCTTTGACTCGACTGGAAAGATGGATGACATGCTGACGATGCAGAAGAAATTGCATGATTCTTTTGCTGGCTTGACGGATCAGGAGAAGATGTCGGCGGCGTCTGCAATCTTCGGAAAGAACCAGATGGGTAAATGGCTTACCTTAATCGAACAGTCTCCGGATACGTTTGCGAAATATTCCCAGGGACTGGAAGACTCCGGGAATGCTGCCAATGAGATGGCGAACGCATTGCTGTCGGGTCCTGGCGGCGCGGTTGAGAAAATGAAATCATCGTTTGATGTATTCAAATATACAGTCGGAGATACAGTTGCAAATGCTGTGACACCTTGTGTCGAAAAGGTGACAAGTCTTTTAGATGCGTTTAATAACATGGATGCAGCACAACAGACGCAGATCGTGCGATGGCTGGCTGTTATCGCTGTCATCGGACCTGGAATCGCACTGTTTGGTAAGCTTGTGAGTACCATTGGTTCCGCGGGGGTAGGAATCAACCGCATGATCGGCATTGCATCCAAGGCGGCCGGAGGCTTCACAAAGTTACATAGTGGAATCGGGCTTGCCAAGGCGGCAACAGCGGCGCTGACGTCACCGATAGCGGTTGTCCTAACAATTTTAGCCGCTCTGGCGGTTATTCTGGTTTCAATCATTACGCATTTTGATGTGTTTAAAGCTGGAATCAATGCTTCATCGCCCACGTTTGAAAAACTGAAGGAAAGCTTTTCACAATTAAAAGCTACCTTGCAGCCTGTCCTGGAAACAGTGAAAGAATTTGCTCCCGTTGTAGTGGATGTGTTCGGAACAACGGTGGCAGGTGCCTGTGGAGTGGCAATCTCAGCGTTCGCGGGACTGCTTTCCGGAGTCATTACGATTGTTTCAGGAATCATTGAGACAATCAAAGGTATTACGACATTCCTGACAGGAGTGTTTACCGGAGACTGGGAAACAGCATGGAATGGAATCGCAGGGATTTTCAGTGGTATTGTCAATACGATCACTGGTGTGATACAGGGGCTTGTCAACGGAATCAAAGGAATTGTTGATGGTATCAAAGGACTCAGTAGCGTTGGAAAAGGCAGTTCATCAACGACATCAGCGACGACGATTCCGGGACGTGCGATTGGGGATCGTTCCTGGCGTGGCGGGCTGGTACAGGTTCATGAGCGCGGTGGTGAGATTCTGGATCTTCCGCGGGGTACCAGGATCTATCCACACGATGTGTCGATGCGGATGGCAAAAGGCGGACAGAGCCAGATGATCAACATTCCGAAACTTGCGGACCAGATCATCGTGAGAGAAGAAGCAGATATTGACCGGATCGGTGATCGCCTTGTCCAGAAGATCCGGAAGTCATCGGAGAACAGAGGAGGTTACAGCTATGCTGCAGATATGGCTTAAAGGAAGTTCAAAATGGTTTCAGTTTCCTGTGATCCCTGCTGAGTACACGGTGAGCTCTGACGGCGGAAATGAGTCTGTGACGGTCAATGCTTTGGGTGAGGTTGACTTGGGAGGAAAACGAAATTTGAGGACGATTTCGTTTTCCTCCTTCTTTCCGAAATATTACGATACGTACTGCTCATACCGAAACCTGATGAAACCGAAGAAATGCGTGGAAATGATCGAGGAGCTTCGGGATGGAACACCGCCTAAATTGATCATTACCGATACGCCAATAAACTTTCCATGCCGAGTGGAAAGTTTCAGTTGGGGAGAGAATGACGCGACAGGAGATATCAATTTTTCGATTACATTGAAGGAGCACCGGCCTGTTGTGGTCACAGCGTCGGCTGTTGTGACGTTATCTTCACTGGATTCAGGGACGACGGTGGATGAGACCGGTGTTGCCAGGGCACAGCCTGAAGCGCAGGGAAAGACCTACACGGTGAAGAAAGGCGACTGTCTCAGTGCAATTGCCAGAAGAATGACAGGATCCGCATCCTGGCAGAAATTGTATGAAGCAAATAAGTCTGTGATCGGCAGTAATCCCAATCTGATTAAGCCGGGACAGGTATTAACGATTCCAGGATAGGAGATGCCAGATGATCGTAAAGTTGATCAGGCCCAAACAGAATATCCAGTATGACATCACGAATGCCTGTGCAGCGTATTCCTGGTCGGGATCTGCGTCAGAAGCAGCGAGAAATTTTGAATTTGAATACTTAAATGCTCCGTACGATGACACAATGAAGCTTCCGGCGGTGGAGACTGGAGACTTTGTTTCTCTGACGGATGACCGGGAAGGTGAAGTCTTTTATGGACAGATATCCGGGATTGAGAGGTCCAGCCAGACAGGATCGATCACGTTTTCAGCGATGGATATGATGAAGAATCTTCTGGAGTCGACGGATCAAAGAAATTTTAAAAATATCACCGCAGAAGCAATCGCAACAGAGATCTGCGCGGATGCACAGATACCGATTCGATACCTGTATCCGACCGGTATCAATATAAAATCCATGATCTGCGATGAAATGAGTCTGTATGACATCATCATGGCCGGATATACGAAGGCACATAAGATCTCTGGTGACAAGTATTTTGCCATGATCTACAAGAGAGGACTGGGAGTCTACAAGTCTGAATGGATCGTTTCTAAATTCACACTTTCAGATCAGGAAAATATTTTTGAATCCGACATTCAGGAAACGATGGAGGAGACAAAGAACCGGATCAAGATTCTGGACAGCAAAGGAAAACAGATTGGAGAAGTGAAGGATGAGGATTCCATCAGCAGCTTCGGTGTGTTCCAATCAATCTATAAGCAGGAAAAGGGTGTGGATGCGGTGACGGCCGCGACAGCAAAGCTCAAGACAACGCCGACACAGACCATTAAGATCTCAGCAGTTGGAGATATCAATTGTATTTCCTGCTATTACGTGGCAGTGACGGATGGCGCAACAGGGCTGTCGGGACGTTATTGGATCGCTTCGGATAAGCATACCTGGTCAAATGGGATTCACAAGATGGATCTGACTTTGAAGTTTGAAGCAATCATGCCTGAAGTTGAAACAAAGGAAGTTACGCAGAAAAAGGTGAAGAAAACAACAAACAGGAAAGGATGATATGTGTGGGATGGGAAGCTGAGTTATTAGATATCGTGGCACCGGACAATGAAAAATCAGGAAAAGAAATGAATGGCCAGATCCAGCTTGCGGAAATGACAGGCCCCACATCCTGCCGCATCGGAAAGTTGGAATTATCTTCAGAAGATCTTTTGTTCAGTGACAGGCTTTTATCTAAGATTGCGACAAATGTTGCAGGGCAGTGTCCGGCCGGGGGCGCATTACAGGATCAGTCAAGTTATCTTCCGGCATTGAAGGCTGGAGATATGGTTGCCGTTTATCATATGAGTGATACGCAGTATCTGGTGCTTGGAAAGATGGTGAGTGTATGAGTATTTTACCTTCATTCTACGCGTCGCAGATGTCTCAGAAGACAGATTCAGGGACGTCACAGACAATTCCAAAAGAGTACGGGATAAACTTCTCTACGGGGCAGCTGACAGGTCAAATAGTGGAAGGTAAAGAAGCTATCAAAGTATGGATCTGGTGCTGTCTGCAGACGCAGCGCTTTCGATACCCGATCTATTCATGGGACTACGGTGCGGATATGGAACAGTACATTGGACGTGCGGTTTCAAGAGAATTTTTACAGACGGACTGTGAGGATGAGATCCGGTCAGCGATGCTTGTGAATCCGTATATATCGGATGT